CCTAGAACGGACTGCAAAGTTAAGCAACTCGATGCGTGTCTTGTGTAGTTCGTAGACCATGTACCCAACGACTTCTTCGTTTCGTTCTGCGACCATGCCGATACAGTTTCGTTGACGCAGTGCGATGAGGAATTCTTGCTCCGACCAAGGATAATCGAATACGTCTTTCTCGATTGCGACTACTGAGGATAAGTCGCTTCGCACCATCCAGCGGATGTATGATTGAGTAGCCATTTGAATTGCAGTCATGATGCGATTTTCTCCTCGCTTTGTTGCATGATGATGTCGTACACTTCTTGACGATGAATAGAAACGTCCTTCGGTGCGTTAAACCCAAGACGTACCTTGTCCCCGCGTATTTCAATGATCGTGATAACGATGTCGCTTCCAATGCGAACTGATTCCGTTTTCTTCCTGCTAAGTACCAACATAAAACACTCCATGCCTAAAGATTCCATAAAACATTAACCAATGAATCGAGTTGGGATCGAACCAACTTAACGCAGCGTTTTTAAGGAGGGTGAATCACCTTGTTTCCGCTACGACTGACCTTCCAGCCGATTCAAATATCAAGCATTTACAAGTGATCGTTTTCGCCTGTCTTTACGTGGTAATGTTTTGCGCATTACTTGCCTCTCAGCCTTTGCTAACGCTTCCTCAACAGTAGCAACCTCACTCGGAACAATAGAAACGTTCATAGATCCATGAGAGAATAAATCTTGCCCTCGCATGTGTTTGCGAACATAGACTTCCGCTTCTGGATCGGATCGATCTTGCCTCCAGTGGTCGCACACCCAATTCAATAAAGCCTCTCTTCGTTTCTTTCCGGCAGGCACGTCTCGCATCTTCCATAACTCTTTCACACCTGTCGGATCGGTCAATAACGAAAGACTAGGAACGTCCTCTTGTATGCGTACCTTCGCAATCCAATGTGCTCGTATTCCGGCAGCAAGACCAACTAAAAGCTCGTTTGCTCTATGCAGCATCCCTTCCTCAGCCGCCACTTCGCTATCCACTTCCAAGGAAAACCACTTTGAACCTTTGTAGCCGTATGCAATCCGTGGATTGAACAACCGAGATACCTTTACTCCATTACTGTAATACTTGTTTTCATCTAAAGGAAACTTATAAAACTTTCCATACTTATCGATTTTAGAAAAGTAAAGCTCTGAAAAGCAATCGTAATCAGTCGCGTAGTGATCAAGTCGCTGACCTAAAACTTTCAGCTTTTTGCGATGTCTTTCTAATTGACTCCAAACAATACTCCATTCAAGATGACAGGCTGTCATTAGGTTCAGTTCTTCATTTGCAATGTAAACAGATTTAATTCCCCAGTCTTGCGTTAACCCGCTCTTAATAGGATTAAAGTTGCATCCACCTATATCTTTGGTTGAATCAGAGGTGGCTAAACAGTCGATAGGAATAGCACCTTCCATAGATTTTGTGCCAATGTTTGCACATCGCAAATACACAAAAATTGACTCTAAGTTATCTATTATCTTACAACGTTCGTCAGCTACTTTACTCATATTAAACCTCTACTTCGCAACCTTGCTGCACAGCTTCGCCACTTCCAACAAATCACTATCCCCAAGCTTGTAGCCGTATCGATTCATCAGCGATACTATCTCGACCGAGAGACGTAAGCCCTCCACAGTTACGTTCGTGGTGGTGTTTTGTTTGGAAACCGCAGCCTCTCGAAACCTCTTTTGTGCTTCGCTAAACTCGACTTCGCATTCGACTGTAAAACTCATGATTCAATTACCTTTCAGTTAAAGACCGTTATTTTCAAATAGTGGTTGCTGTCGTGTTTTGTGATGATCACGATACAGCTCGCTGATACTTTCAAACCTCACTGGATCGACATCGAAGGATAAGATTTTAGTAAGCATTTCTGCGTCGATCGGCTTATCGTTCCACGCAATAAACTCCGAATCGATCGGACCTAAACCACTAAACCGCAACTTAAAAAAACCAAAGTGAAGCAACGTCACTATTCGCTTTGCGTACAACGAATAGACTTTCGTCTCACCCTTTGAATATGCATGAAAGTCGTTTGCGTTCCACTTGTCTCGATTGTCCATCAACGCACTGTTGATAGTTCTGTTTTGAGTGACCTGCGATGCCATGTAAAGGCTGTCTCGCTGTTCGTCAGTCATATCTGAATTGCGTGTCTTTACCTCAACAAACATCATCAACTGCTTATGTCTGCCGTAGTAGCTTTTGTACCTATGAACGATATAGTCGATGTCGTAGACAATAATCCCGTTCGCAGAATCTAAGTGCTTATTATCTCGAATCCATCGACCGAAGGAAGTTTCTGCCGATGTCATGCATCCGCAATTGGAGCATTGATATTGAGTGTTGAACTGTCTAGTTGTCATGACTTGCACCTCGTCATAGCCAGAACAGCTTGATCGTGGTCAATCTCAAATCCAACCCACTTTCTTTTTTTCGCTATTGCAGCAGCAGCAGTTGTTCCACCTCCAAGGAATGGATCGCAAACTACCCCGTCTGGCTCGCATAGATTCTCAATCCAATACTCAGCCTCAGATTGCGATTGCTGCCAATCGTGGTGGCTTTTCTCTCTGCCACCTGATACAACGTCGTGGACTATTCGCTGCTTGTCGTGCCTTGTGCCTTTGACAAACCAAAGCATTGCTTTCCAGCCGACTCGAATACCGTACTCTTTCATCAGAGACTCGCCGCCAGAATGTACGCAGCAGCACACCCACCAATAGCGAAGATGACTCGACAGCGCGTCTATGGCCTCTGGTATTTGGATGTGCCCAACATAAGCCATCAATGAACCGCCTTCAGCTAGCTTGTCAGCAGCGAACTCTCCAAGGCCGTCAAACAACTCGATAGCCTTTCGATCGTAAGGAGGATCGGTAAAGATCAGCGATAGAGAACCATCCTCTACTTTGTTCGATAGCTTTCGGAAGTCACCAATATGCACATTGTCAAAGAACTGCGGTTCAGCTTTGGCAACTGCTTCCTTGCGTTGCGTCTGCCTTTTTTCAGCAGACTGGTTTTCTTTGATGTCTCTGGCTACTCTATTGATCGAAACCGCGCCGCTGTGCAACTTTGCAATCGTCTCGGGAGATACCTTGCCTTCTTCCTTAGCCTTGTTGATTACCTTGACCTTTGCGACAGTATCATGCGATACGTCTGCGACTTTCGCTATCTCCTTTTTTGTGTCGATCGATACAATAGGTTTGTCAGATATCTGACAACCCTTTCCGTACTCCTTACCGCTAGCTACTTGATTTGCTTTTGCCTTTGCAGCAATCAACGGTTCAAGCTGCAATGCTAGGTTCGTCTTCGTGTACGGTTGAAGATTACGACGACCAAATTGATTTTCGATGATCCAGATTTTCACGTCGTCACGAGTCTGAAAGTACAACTCGATCGTTTCAAATCCAATGTCGTTTCGGGTACAAATCTCGTGTCGATTGTGGCCGTCAATTAGGATGTTCTTCCAGACAACCAAAGCATCTCGACAACCGTCCTTGATGATGTTCGATTCAAGCTGACTCCTCTCCTCTAAAGACAAAGGAGGAATCAATGCTTTAAACTCAGCATCGATAACAATAGCCATGTGGATTCCGTTTTCCGTGCGTCCGTTGCCAATCAAGGCAGGCACTCTAAAGTCGTTGAATACGACTTGGTGGATCAGCAGATCCAAGAAGTCGCTAGTTTGTTCATCGCGATACAGTCAGTTGCAAGGCTTTCTGTATCACTGCCGAATACTTTACGCGTTAGTGCGTAAACACGCAATAGGGGTTACCTAGTTTTTTTGCACTTTTCTTGGACGCCCTGTTTTCGCTGGAGTTCTTGCGACTTTCTCCGCTGTTTTGCGTTCGATAGCCCAGCAGTTCCCGAACTTTTTGGCGACCAGTTTGTCGTCATCAATCAAATGCCGAATATGACCGTTGGAACATCCGATGATTTCCGCAGCCTCTTTTACCGTAACCCAGTTTTTGTCTATCATTGCGATCATGCTCCAATTATGCTTTAGTGCGTAAACTAAATCAAGGAGAAACACTCGGGGCTTGCAACGGACTAACTAGCGGAAGCCCTACCCCGAATGTTTCTTCTTTTGCCTAGCTTGGTAAATCGCAGAGATTTAGACGCAAGCTAGAACGGAGGAGACAGGATTCCAACTTGTCAGAATAATCGTTACGACCGCTACAACCGGAAAATTAGGATCAGACTACAGGAGCAAATACGGAGGTTTTTTCAGGAAGCCCGAAAATGAGAGCTACGTTCCGAACACGAAAGGAACACTCCAGAAATGCTACTTGACGACCTATTCGCACTCTACTGCCGCAAGCGTCTGCGGATGAGATCACCCAACACGATCAGACTCTACAAGCACTCGATCGCCAGCTTCGAAAAAACACTTGGCAGAAAAGCAACTACCGATGATCTCAACGACGATAACGTCGAGCTGCACATGAGTCGGATCGTTGACTCTGGTTTATCCACTGCATCGGCCAACAAAGACCTCTGGCAACTTGGAGCAATCTGGCGTTTTGCAAATCGCAACAGATTGTGCGACACATGGCCGAACGTGCAACTCTATCCCGAACCTGAGCACGTTCCGATGGCATGGCTACCAGATGAGCTAGACAGACTATTCGCAAGCGTAGCGAAACAAGACGGCACAGTATCAGGAGCACCGGCAAGCCTATGGTGGCAATCGCTGTTGAGTGTCCTACTCGACTGCGGCGAGCGCATCGGTGCGATCATGCGTTGCACTCGGCACAATATCCACGGTAGTTTTTTACTTGTTCCAGCATGCCATAGGAAAGGCAAAACTAGAGACAAGCTGTTCGAACTTTCAAGCGAGACGTTGGTATTGCTGTCGTCTCTTACTCTATCCCATCGCTATAACGAGCTTTTCCCTTGGGATCGATCAGAAACGCACATTTACTACCGATACACGCAGATTCTGAAACGTGCGAATCTGCCAAGCGATTCAAAGTCGAAGTTCCACCGGCTGAGGAGAACGGTGGCAAGTGCCGTGAAGAATCAAGGTGGAGACGCAACCGCAGCGATGGATCATGCATCGAGTGCGACGACAAAAAGATACCTCGATCCCAGGCTGACGGGAGAGGTTTCTACGTGCAGTTTAGTTGATGGATGGAGGAGGAAACCTAAGTGAGTTACTTCCTCTTCCTCACCCGCAAATCCAACCCGAGCACATCGCAGATCTTAGAAACATGTTGCGTCCCGAGATGGCAACGCTTGGCAATATACCGCTTCACGGTTTCTTCGGTCGGGCTACCGTTGAGTAGCTTGGCTATTGCGTAAGCGGTTAAGCCTTGGGACTCGGCTGCGTTGGCTACCGAGTCGCGTATCCAATCGTTTGGTTCGCTCATTAGCACGAGCACCCCGCATGCTTCCATTTTCCGTACGGAACAGCCGAGTCTTCGTCGTCACCGAAAAGATACAAATCGCTTACGCGATCGTAGTGAGTCAGGTCGTTATAAAAATCATCACACTCGAACTTCGTTCCGGAAAAGCACAGGCATCTACCATCCGGAGAGTTGTTCCGGTTGTGTGATGCAACTCGATAAACGTTGCATTCTCTAGCTTCCTCGCAAATTGGATGAGCTTCGACCAGCTCTTGGAATGTGTCGAAAACTTCTGTTCCTTGCGGATGAGTGATAATCAATTGACCAGAATAGCACTCATGTCCGTTGATTGTCTCTGTTCCGTCTGCCACGGTTATACTGTAGTTTTTTCCGGTAAATGTTGTCTTCATGTTCGTAGCTTTTTAATTAAAGGGTTCCATCGAGGAAAGACTGGAATTGCAACATTTGCTTTGCACCTTCCAGGGTAGTTGTCTGATCTGCATCCCATCCTTTGCTAATCAGGAATGCAACCATCTTTGGTAGGTCTTGGATTGTTGCGTTGTTGATTTCGTTGTTGCTCATTTTTCGTTTCCTTGTCTGCGTTGCTGCCGTCTGATGTAGTTACTATACCGTATCGGACTACGGTAGTCAACAGCTTTAGGAAAAGATTTTTGGAATTATTTTTGTAACAAAAACTGGCCTATTTTCGTTTCAGGATGTGCAGCTCTTTGATCGTTTTTCTCAGGATCGAATACTGGTGTCGGTTAAATCCGTTCGCATCGTCTGTAGAAGCGTCCTCTGGCTCCCAGCAATCGATTACGTAGGTGAGTCGAGTCTTTGCAGCTAGTCTGCCGAAGACGCGAAATGAAAGCGTTTGCGGGCCTTCAGCGTGGTCGAGGAATACGACTTCGATGATGTCTCCGATGTTTGGTGTGGCTTTCATGCTGATCTCACTGCTCCGTTTCGACTAACACGCATGTTGTGCACATCGAACGTCGAATCTTTGTAAACCTCGACAAATGCGAACCCGTGGTTCCAACGATTTACCCTAGCGTATTCTGGATTGAGATCGCACAAACAACCAGTAGACCAAACAAACGTTTCATCGTGCCAAAGGTTGGTGTCTGCGTGACCTGAAGTCTGGTGAGAATGGCCAACTAGAATAGTGTGATGCGTACGAAGAAAAGCACCTCGTGCTGGGTTGACTGGAGAAAAGATTCCACGGCCTAGTTCGTGTCCGTGTGCGATTGCAAGCTTGCCAGCAAGTACAACACGTTGATCCGTGACCAGTTCGATACCGTTCCTTTCGAACTCTAGAAGAGTGTCGATCTGTGCTGCTGGTATGTCGTAAATCTCAGGAGCACGATTCCATATGAAATGGTTCCATCGTTCTTCGTGGTTTCCTAGCTTGTAGACAATCCTGCAATCTCTACCAAACGTATCTCGAAGGAAATTAAGTGCTTCAATAATAGACTTTCTCTCTTCGGAAAATCGGCGTCGTTCGGGATGTTTTTGCCATCTTGAAATTTGGTAAAAATCTGCAAAGTCTCCGTTGATTAGTAGAACTGTGGGTTTGCGTTTTTTCAGCGTATTTACTGCGGAGTAAAGTGCTGACTCGGAGTGATACGGTATATGCGTGTCGCTGATAACACCTACCGTGCAATCACTTCCTAGATCGAATGGCAACCAAGATTCCGCAAGCGAAGGTGGGAGCTTCGGCTTAGTCCCAGCGTGACCTTTCGGCCTAGGTTGTGTCGCTTGCCGCTTGCTTCTCTTTCCGTAAGCGCCGCGGATCATTCGAATGAAACCTCTCGCCTGCTCGGCACTAGAGAAGCATTCAGGGTGATCGGTGCGAAGTTTCTTTGCCAATCCTAAATTAGAGTGGTCTGGATACTTTGCACATAACTCTTCGGCCAGGATTCTAGCTGCTGTTTTCGGTGGGGTCATTGTTGTTCATTCCTTTTGCGGGTTCCAGTTCCATAAATTGCAAGCTTCATTCCATTCGATCTCAGGCTTGCCTAGTTTTGCGTTGACTGCGTTGTGGACTTCCCATGTCCAGCGTTGCCAATCGTCAAAGCGTGGCGGATTGATTTCGAGTAGCTTTCTAAAATCTTGCTGGCAAGTGAAGCAGCCTGGAATTGATGCGACCCATTCTTCAAACGTCGTTTCGTATAATTGCTGCTTGTGAAGTTTCCTCCAGTGGTCGCGTTGACGATCTAGGATCGTCTCTTGCGAAATAGGCACGTAGCTTTGTTCGTCCTGCTCTCCGGTTTCCCTGTTTATAAATGTGCCAATACGCTCTAGCCTAGCAATCGTTTCCTCTCTGGTTAGATTGACGACCAAAGTATTTACTGGCATTACGACACATTCAGAGTAAGCGTAAACGGAATAGTAATCGTCACCGCTGGGGCTGTCCCGCAACCTGATCCAGTAGCTGAATTGAAAACATCCAAAGTAACGTCGCCTGTCAAAGCAATGATCGGAACACTGGAAATACGCTCAAGTGTGACTGCTGACGGAATAGAATCACAATCGTAGCATTCGGATTCCCAAGTAACTTGATACTGTCTTCTATTTGCTCGAAAACCTGTCAATGGATCGATGGTGACTCCAAATGTGCACGTCTGAAAGGGTTGAGTGCAAGCACATCCTCCATCCAAGCTGCCAAGTAAGCAAGCGAGATCCTCCATGTCTGATAACGTGGTGCAAACACCGGAAACGCATTGGTATCTGACTCTCTCAAATGCAAACAGCGCTGGATCATTGCTTTCGCAAAGTGGATCTGTCGGATTGTCTATCTGAGGGCAAAGCGATGCCGTGTCTAGCTGAGGCCAATCGCATGGTAATTGTGGAGTCACTGAAATTATATAGTCGTCAATGTCTCCGCAAGAATAAACCCAATCACCTACAATTTCTTGCGTTCCAGCATCGCAGTCTCTTTCAACTCGCTTGTATCGGTTAGAAGCTCGTTCGATCGCAGAAACGATTCTTGTTACCGAGTATATCACTACAACCACAAACTTAACTTGGTTTGTGCCGCAGGACGCAACAGCAGCAGAAGCGTAGGTTTGAACGTGGTGCCAAACTGCTACGCGAGAAGAGTAGGCTGAGCTTCTTTGCCAACCAACTGCCTTTAATCCACCATGACCGCCGCAGCTACTGCACAAACATCTTCCTGACAGGTTAGGTTCTGCAAAATCAACCCATCCTCCATTTTCTAAAGTATCGACAACCAAAAGGGGACTATCGTAAATGCAGTCATCACCAGCCCGTTCACATGTTTCTGAATCTACAGTCGCTGGATTAAATGTACCGGAAAACGATTTTCCAAAAACGGAAAAATCCCAATCCGATAAAACCCATCCTTCGTCGCAGAGGCATTGCGTTTGCGTTAGGCAATCACAGCATCCAGGAGTGTTCTTGGATTTCACCCGCACTCCTCCCAGATGCAAATCCAATCAGCGCCGATACGACAAAGCAGGATGTATTTATTAGTTCCTACTGTCGTTGTTGCCAAGTTGTAGAACGTTATCGCATCCGTTGTGCTGTTTATGTTTCGCGTCGAACCAGATGCATCAATCCATCTTGATGTCGCCGTGCCGGTTCCTAGAGTTGTTCCAGACCTGGCTGTTGCTCCTGCTGTCGTGTAAGCCAAGACGACTTCCGCATCACCATACGAACGCATGGCAGGATGCGGCGCTCCGGACGGCTCGTTAAAAACGAACCTCAGTATCTCGTCACTGTCCGCACGAGTGAACAGAACTAGCTCTTCGTCTTTGCTTGCCATTACGAAGGTAACCTGATAAAGCTGAAATCTATTTGCTGGTAGGGCACAAACTTTGAGGTGAGCGGGTTTGCGTTGCTAGCAAGTTTGTTTCCGTTCGTGTCTAGCTTGCCAACCATGCGATGGCTTCGAATATCGTCCAAATATGGCTTTAGTTTGTTTCCGTCTGCCGTATCGACATACTGGCTACCGACTTCCAAGAGTTCAACGTCCCATGTGTCTGGATCGTAGGAACAACGATAAGCAACTCGCCAAGCTGCGTAGCCACCGTAATAACCTAATCCGGCACTTGTCACGTTTAGCTTCAGCGTTCTCGCGTCTCGGCCTGCAAACTCCCCATCGTTTAGCTTGTCGTTCCTGTCCATAATGTCGTTGATGTCTTGTGCCGGATCTTCGAACTGGGTAAACGAGAAAGAACATAGCGTTTTGGTGGTTAGTATCGGCTCTTGGAACGGTTGCTTTGCAAAGTTGACTATCTTTTTGGGTGGGTCGCTAAAGTCTTCTTGGATGACAACCTGCTTGGTCTCAAACGAATCGACAACGAAAACAGGAATCCAAGTCGTTGGGTCTGGATCTGGAAAGTCTGGATCTCCACCCGATGGCGGTTTTTGCTCTTCTGTTCCTGATTCGAATTGACACGTAACGTCCCAGTAAAGTGGATTCTCTTTCTTACGCTTTGCATCCTTGGATGTGCAGCGTTGTTGGGTAAATCCGTAAACTAAACCAACAACTGGAAGGCCTGGAGTACCAAGCAGTATTTCTTCGCGTCCGACACTGGTTGAACTTGCAAGTACAAGAAAATTCCAAGTGCTTCGAAATACAAGTTTATTGCTGCTGATCGCGATCGCTCCAGAGCCTTCGCGTCTTTCCTGGCTGTTTACAATTTCGCTTGGCATTAAGCTGTCCTCCCTGCTATTCCGATCATCTGCGAGCTTTGAAAGGCTTCTAGTTGCTGTTGTTGAACCACTAGCTGCTCGCGTGCGATCTCTGCTTGCTCTTGTGCAATCTCTGCGGCTTCGTTGCGTTGGTTCATTAGGAACCGATACGCCTCAACGCTACCGGCTCTCAACGCTGGGGCAACCGCTGCGGCTATGTTGTTTGGATTGTCGTTCTTCAAATCAGACTTGAGTTTGTCGAAGTCTTTTTCAGCGTTACGAATACGATCCTTCGTTTGCGAATCTAACTTTTTGCGTTTTTCCGCATCCTCTGTAATGCTTTTTTCAAGTTCAAGCTTTTCTTGCAAGTCTCGCAGCTCGCTAGCTTGTTGTTCACTAAGTCCTTTTTTCAAGTTCTCTTGGTACTCTACTTCAGCAGTACCGAGTTGCAAAATATCTAGCTTTCGTTGAAGCTCTTGCTGCTCTTTTGTGTAGAGATCTAAAGCACTTTGCTTGGCTTTTTCTTCGTTCGCTATTCGCTGTAGTTCCTTCCGTTCCGTGTCCGCTTTAGCTGCCATGTTCTTTTCGCGGATGGCTTGCTCGGCTGGAGTCAGAACGTGTTTTAAAGCGTCCATTTGTCGCTCGCCCTCTCGCTTTCCAAGCCTTTCTAGGAAATCCTCAGACTTCGGACCGAATGAGCCACGGTTTGGATCGTCTATTAAGTCAGATACAAACGCAACCATTCCTTCAATACCTGCGGAGAAATTCGAAGCAGTAGCAGAAAGAAATCCACCCTGTCCTTTTCCGTCAGCTCCTGCATTCATTACTTCCATTAACGCTTTGGCTGCTGGTAGCAGATTCGTCCCAATCTCCGTTGCTAACAACTCCACATCCGATTTCATCTTGGCATATTGCCCGGCTGCACTATTCTTCAGCCGCTCATTCATTTCAAAGAATCGACCACCCTCGGACGTGGCAGACTTAAAAGCATCGGCAACCATTTCAGACGATATTGCACCGTTCTCCATTTGCTTTTTCAATTCAAGCATACTCGTACCAGTGGTTCGGCTGATTTCCTGCAACGGGTTAAAGCCTGCGTTCACCATCTGTAAGACTTCTTGCCCCATCAACCTTCCGTTCGCTTGCACTTGGCCAAAAGCTAAAGCTAGCGACTGGAATCGATCGGCATTGCCAATAGAAACTTCGCTCAGTGCTCGCAGTGCTGGCATGGTTTGTTCTGCGGCCAGTCCGTAGCCGACTAAAGTTTGTGCTGCTTTGGAAAAGTCTTGCCGACTTAGCGGAGAAGATCGATCTAAAGCGATGAATCCTTCGAAAAGAAATCTTGCTTTTTCGGCTGAGCCTGTCAGTACTTCTAGCGATATCTTATTGCTCTCGGCTGTAGCCGCTAACGACATGCTTGTCTGGATGCCACGGAACGCAACCGCAAGTCCTGCGTATTGTGCAAGAGTGCTCTTTAAATCAGCAACCATCGCATTGGTTTTTTGCTGTGGTGTTTGCTTGTACTTTTGGTTTAGATGTTCTAAGGCTTCCGCATGCCTTTTCGCGGACAATGCACCTGCGTTATGTGCACGCTCCAATATCGCAATGTCTCGGTTGTATCGATCGATAGGTGTAACTGAGTCTTGTACTATCCGACCAAGTTTTCTAAGTTCACCTGCAGAAAGATCGACTCCCCGAGTAATTTTCGACGCATCGAAACCGAGTGCGATGTTAGCCAGATTTATTGTTGTTGCCATTTGCTCTGACTACTGCTCCTAGCCCCAAAGTGGCCCCGAGTGATTCAAACTCTGTTTTAGTCGTCTTCTTGGTCCGCTTCGTCTTTTGAAGTTGCGGTTCTGGAAAGTATCTCGTTGGCATGTGTCTTTCAAACGTGCTCGGCTCAAACTTCGCTCCAACCTTCATTGCCTCTAGTTCGATTTGTCTTTCCAGTAAGCATTGCGTTTGCGCTGATTGCTTCCACGCTTCTCCAATTGGCTCAACTGCATCGAACGCCATCCAGAAGTCCAAAACGTGACTTGGCACTGTCTCCAGCCATGCCTGAACGTCTGCAATACCCCAAGCAAAGCAAAGTCTGGCAGCAAGCCTTAGCCTGCTGCCGGTTCGGAGTTTTTTACAAGCTCCTCAATGTCTCCTTCGTCGTATCCGCAATGATCCTGAGCAACGCCGTACAATGCTGATGTAATCTTTCCATCCATTGACATGACTGCATCGCAATCGGAATCAAGTAGCAGTCTGTCACCTGTCGAATCGACAAGCACACGACAAAGGAACAAAGCACGAGCTTTCTTGAAACTCATGCCTGCTTTTTTGTCTTGCAACTTGATTTCGTAGTCTGCCTTTTCCGCTTCGCTCATGCTTTGGATTCGGTACTCTTCTCCAAGTACCTTTACGTCCAAGTATCGCTTCGCTTTGAGTGCTAAAAACTTATCGCGGCTAATCATTATCCTGGTCGTCCTCTTCGTCGTCTGTGTAGTCGTCTTCACCTGCGGAATTGTCGATCTCTGGAGGCTCTACAATTTCCATTGGAGGCAAAACAGTTCGCTTGGTGATCGCTTCGCACTTGGTTACAAGCTCGCGAACTATATTGACTGGTTGATTCGTTACCAGCATCAATGGAATCTCTTCGTCGTGCGATAAATAACCGACAAGAACCCGGTTACCGTTAGCACCTGTCGCAAAGACTTGCCATTGATCGAATACGACAGTCTCGCCGTCGTATCGAATACCGCTATGCTGCTGTAGTTCAACTTTCATTCGATTATGCAGCAGTAAACGCTGGTCCTGTCATGCCGTCGAAAGTAATTTCGTAGCTGCACATCATTGCAGTGCCGCTTTCCGCGTCTGGATAGTTGACCGCTGTTACGATCGCAGTTCCAGAAAACGAACCAGCCGCAGGATAGGTGATAGTGAACGTACCAACAGATCCTAAAGAAATAGCCTGCCCAATGTGATAACATTCGACTGTCACCACTGGGTTATCGGCCAGGTCTTGCTTTTCAAGAGTCTTGTACGCAGTAGTGGAAAGATCGGTCGTGTCAAACGTCCCAATCTTCTCTTTGGCTCCGGTGACTTTCTTGACGAAAGTCGTTTGGCCCAAACCGGAAACCGTGGTTCCGTTTCCTACTGCTGGTGATGTTAAAGCTGGCATTATGCGGCCTCCAAATAGTGAACCATGAAATCGAAAGAAGTAATGTAACGATGCTGCTGATTGCCATCCGTTGGAGGATCGTTGTCGTAGTAGTCTCCGCTGTCGATCTCGACAGCTTGGATTGCAATTCCTTCAACAGTCCCTCGAAAAGCACAGATGCCAGAGTTGCGGATAGCATGTGCTATATCGTTCGCTTTATCTCTGCCACCGTTTGCTTTTTCCGCATAGCAATCAACTTGGATTCGAGAGTGTGCAAGCCTCATGCAGTCAAGTAGCGTGTGTTCGCGTAGCGTCGAAATCTTGTAGTAGCTGACGGCAGGCAATGCAGCACCTTGTGGGATAACGTCAGGATAAAAACGTGTTCCGATTAGTCCTGTTAGAGTTGCGTTTTCTAGCAACTTTGTTCGCAATGCTTTGCCAACGTCGCTTGCCATTATTCGCCGCTAATTACCTTAATTGTTCTGCTTGCTGCCTCTGCTGACCCGCTAACAACCTGCAAAAACTTGACGCCTTCGAATGCGACTCTATTGAGTGCGTGGTGTCTGCTTGTCGAGGTTGTAAGCGAGTAAAGCGTCGATTCGTAGTACAATGGAGTAAATGTGGAACCGTTGTCGGACACGTTGAACGTGATTGCCGTTCCAGTTAGTGCCGCTGGCGTAACGATTGCTACAGGTATGCGATTGTTTTCCAACGAAAGCGTTGTCGATACTGTTCCGCTGGTTGCGATCGTGACGTTGCCGATTCGTAAATTCTTAGCCATTGCCAAGTTCCTTTATTTCTTTCGCAAGCTGTTCGTTGCCTGCTGTGATTTGTTGTGTTCTAGTCTCGTCGAAAGCTTTCTGCATGAAGCGTTCACTCGGATTGATTCGCTTTATCTTGCTGGTTTTCTTTCCCCAGTAGACTATTTTTCGCTTGTCGCCTGCTTCGTAGTTCTGTTTGTTGGCTCGTGGATACTTACCTCCGACGATCATCAATCCACCGCGTTCGGTTTTGATGAACTTCATGGCGATATACTTGCCTGAGTCCTCTTGGTAAGCAGCGTTGTCTTTGTATTTCTTACTCCACTTCTTTCTCGTTCCGCTTCGTCTGGAGCTTGGTGCAATAGACTTGGCTCGTTCTATCACTGGCTTTGCCATTGCCTTCAAGACTCTTTCCGCTGGTCCAATCCTCATCAATAGAGGAATTTTCAAAAGCTTCTGAATCTGTGCTTCGTCAAAATTGATTTGTATTTCTAGTGTCATGCTGTTGTGGTCACCAGTATTTCTAGTTCGCGTCGCATAACACCAATTGGGTTGATGTGGGTAATTCCGTAAATACGTCCTTCGAATAGGATTCGCATCTTGGTTGTGTAGCCTTCCCGGCTGTTGACTTTGAATATCGCTTTCGTCTGTGCTTCAAGCTGTCTTCCGCGAATCGTTTCAATACCACTCAACGACGTAAACTCCGCAGGCTCACCGCACCGAAAGTTAGTCCATTCGATTCGAGATTCTCCTGTTGCGTCCTGCGTCTCTACGGGTGTTTCGAAGTCTATTCTGTGCCGTTTGTTCGCTGCGTTGCTCACGGATATGTACTCCGTTGCAGTTTACTAATCAAACGACCGTAGGAACGAAATTCAGACTCTTTTTGAGGGTCGCGAGCCAGAAAGTAATTTTCCACCAAGAGCAAAACAGCTTTTTGCACAATTGCAGGAACGTTGCTGTAGCCGCAAACGTAAACTATCCTCCAAGCGTCCCAACGTGCCTGGGCGACAGGCCAAAGCTCATTGTATTTGAGTTGTATTTTCCTGTTCGCAACATCCAAACCGTAAATCGTAGTTGGAAGAGTTGTCAGCAATCCGTTGGTGTCGTAATACTCGATCGATGTTATCGACTGAACTGGTGACTTGTGAAGCTGCAAGCCGTCTATCATCGCATCGGTTTTTAGCTCCCAGGTTTGTGGACATATAGCAATGTCGCAATCGCTCTCAACTTCTTGCCTAGCTTGCGAGATTAGATCAAGTAAATGAGAATCGTGCGACGGATCGCCAAGTGCGATTTCCACGCATTCTTTCACTTGATCTAAAAGTACTGGCTCTATCGTTGGACCAGTCAGCAAGGTAGGACGGTAGTTGTTCACTTTTGCTTTCGCGGTTTCTGACGCTGTTGCTGTTCTCGATCATCAGTTGATTCTGACGCGATTCCGCGTTGAATCATGATTTCCGCTTGCCCTGCCTGGACGCCTACCAGCCGAAAACCGATTGGCAGGCCATTCCACATTTGCAGTAAAACCAAATCCATTAGAGGACTCGGCAAACGTCGCCATCAGCCATCGTTGCGGATGTTGCTGGAGAAAGGTGTGCTTTCGTCAAGATTGCAACAGCAGCAATGAATCCACCTGTCGAACCATCTCCAAACGTAGCCACGACTCGAAGAAATGGATTCTTTCCTCGCATGTCGATTTGAAAAACGCAGGTTTGGTTGTCATCGGTCGCCGATGGCAAAGCAAGCGTAGTTCCGTCTGGTGAAGTTCCACCGGCAAAAGTCGCTCCAGTGATATCTGCGTAAACACCACCGCTTGTCGCTGAAGCCTCGACCTTCAGTGCTGTCAGAGCAATGTCAGTTGCTCCGAGCTGCACAACAATCGTGCAGTAATCGAAGTCTCTTGCGTCAATTACTACTTGCGTAGCACTAGCGTTGTCAATAATTGCCGCAGGGCTGATCGCCCTGACGTATTTAGCCTGTTGCATCAAATTCATGTTTTGTTTCCTATTGTTTGTTTTTCAAAAGAATTGAACCGCTACCAATTAGGAAGCAGAAACGAGCGACACCATTGGACCAGCTACGGAAGCCGTTCCACGTTCATGTACAGCTATGTCGTATCGTAAAGTCGATCTAATGGCAGTTTGATCAAATTCGAAGTATCGAGAAGAGTCCGCTGCTATTGTCACGCCACGTCGATTGCCCTTGGTTGCTGCCATAGACAGGTCACCAAAGTAAGCGAACTTCGTTGAGGCTCCGACTGTTGCTGGCAAGCATTGTGCAAAAGTCACTGGGTAACCCATGAACTGCATTACAGGACCGTTGCCGAGATCGGAAACATTGTTTCCACCTGCTGCAAGCTGTAAGCGTGCCATGACGTTCCAGTAAACGGCACTATGAACAAACCAACGTGGCTGGATACCTGGGAATTGCGGAATTTTAGAAACGGCATCTTGGAAGACTGCAATTGTCAAGCTGGCTGCTGTGTTTTGCGAAGCTGCTGCGGTCGCAACTGAACCAGCAAGCAACGCATTAGCAACACCAACAATTCCGTTGTGGGTTGTCGTGCCATCTCCTAGGAAACCAGCTTGGTCTTCCTTGACTGCGTGAGCGTATGCAATTTCGTTAGCCAAGAAATCGGCTACTGCGATGATTGCATCTTCGCTTAGCTCGCTGCTGATCCGTGTCAGCGTGCCCCACTTCTTAGCGGTCAAGCTAATCTGATTCATGGTGGCATCGGAGTCGGTGATTTGCTGAGCTTCGGTGACTGCGTAGGCAGTCAATCCACTGAGTCTTCTAGGACCGATCCACTGGTCAGAGGTCATCGGAACATTGCGAACGTATTGACTAAATACGCCAAATGACTCTTTTAGATTAACGATTGCCGATTCGAATTGCGGAATCACCAAAACACCGCCGAGCAAGTCGTTGTTTTCGCCCATTGCATTGGTGATCAGACCATGCTCGCGGCACCATTGCCGAGAAGCTTGATCGCCTCCGATCGTTGCCATCAAGAACCGACCAGATGCGTAAGCGTCTGCTTCAGCATTTACACCTTTGAACGCTGTCAGACGGTTTCCTCCGCGTGCTCTTGCTGGCACTCGAATAACTCGTTCTGGTTCGCTAAAACCGTGGTGAGAGTTTTCGATATGCTCATCAAGTCTTGGAGACATACGAGCTGTCGCACGGTCTAGAACTGCTAGACGCTGTTCCATTGTGGAAACTTCTTCGCCAAGCTGGTCAAGCAATCCGCCCTTGGCTGTGATTGCTTCTAGACGTGCCTTTTCTTCGGCTGTCTCAACTCGGTTTTCCTTAGTTGTGATGTTGTCGATTGCTTCGACTTCTGCAACAAGGTTCGAGATTTCGGCACGCTTTGCAGCGATCAGTTTTTTCAAATTCATCTGGTTTGCCTTTGCAAATTGCTGGCATACCAAACGAAAATAGCGGCTGGTGATGCCAGCGTGGAACGAAACATAAAGTAACGTTCGACGCCTGCCATCCACTGCCGCTAACGAGTTGCAATCAGATAACTGAGTCGATTAAATTTTTGCGGGATTTCTCCCAATTCAACAAATACTAAGCTAAGTGTTTTACTAAGTCAAGCATTTGGCTCGAACGTATGGCCCTCTCTCCTTGCGCACTGCAGTTTGAACCAAAGATGCTGGTGGATTCTTGAACCAGCTAGCCAACGTTGCCTTAGCCTGCGTTGCCCCACCTGTCGCAGTCGATAGCCCTGCCGCAACCGCTTCCGGTCCTGTGTACCAAGTTTCCGCATCAAGCAACGCCATCACGTTCGTTTCGGTTGGCATGTATTCGGAATAAATCTCCACAAGCGAACGATCGTAAGTTTCTAGAGTGTCGGCAGTCTTTCGTAGCTGCGTTGCATTTCCAAGATCGACCGTCAACGCTCTGTGAATCATCCAACGACCACCTGCCGATGTCGTCCGAGTCTCTCCAGCTAACGCTATAACGCTTGCAGCACTTGCGGCCAGTGCGTCAACGTGTGTGTCCACGCCTGGCTTGTGTCGTTTTAGTGCGTTGTAGATTGCTATACCTTCGTCAGCGACTCCACCAGGAGAATTTATGCGAACGATTGCACGTTTTTTTCCAATCGATGCAAGAGCCTCAATAACTTCCATTGAAGTAAAGGAATCTTCAAACCAGGATGCACCAACAGCACCATAAAGAAAAAGTTCTCCAGTCGATTGATTTACGGCAAGCATTCTTCATGTTCCTTGTTGTTTTTTACAGAAAAAACACGGTTTTCCCAAGATTCTACACAGTTTTCTAGCGTTTTTCGGAAGTCTTCTGGCTTTGAATTCGTTGCTTCCAAAAGAAGTCTCTTAGATTCTTCGCAATGCGTTTGGGATGAGTCGCGATCGAGCCCAAGCTCCTCCATTTTGTCACCAAGCGTTTTTTCCCAGTCACAATACCAATTCTCCATCCACGTGAGAAAATTCTTGTCGTCTGCGTGCTGCAAAACACGCTTTGACTCGACGCGAATCATGTGACGAAGCTGTGATTCTATAGCTGCCTCAGCTCTGTCGTCAGACTGGCTAGATTCACGTGAAGAAGTGTTAGGGTTTTCGTACTCGTCCCCACCATCCACCGGATTCATATCGAAGTAGCTTCTAGCCTCATTTCGACTGATAACGGTTGCTGTTATTAGCTTTGAGACAAACTCCGCAGTTGCAGACTTGTCGGAACGAAGCAAAGCACCGTCGTTGAACTTGTGGTAAAAGCCCCTAGAACGTTCTGATTCCGTCAGTAGCTTCATGTTTGCTTGCTCCTCATACTGCGTAAGCCACGCGCCAAGGCAGTTCATCAAGTAAGACAAAACCTTTTGTTCCAGCGAGTTGTAAGAAACGCTGTTATCGTCTCCGAGTATCGTTTCTAGGCCTAGCCATAAAGCGACCTGCTGACGAGTAAATTTTCTGTTTTCTAAAAGTTGAGCGTCCGCGTTACTCATTGCTAGAACATTCGCTTTTATTCCTTCACGAAGTAAACCTGTTTTGCCTGCGTTTGAGTCCCCGTCGTGTGCGTTCCTAAACTGCTCTAGAAACTCTTTTGCTTTAGCCTCTTCTCGGAATGCACCTGGAGGAGCTTCTAGCATCAAGCCGCCTGCGTAGCCTTTTTTAAGTTGCTTTAGTGAATGGTTATCGCTTGCGGTGTCGATCCCTAAAGTGCTTGCGGCTAGCTGGACAATTGAAACACCCGTAAAACCGTCTAAAGTAAATCCCATCGTATGAAACACGTTGGAGTCTTCTAAAACAACAGTATCCTCTGGATTTTCTCGCATGTCGTTCAGCAAATCAAAACGCTCGTCTCTATGTGGTTTTGTAAAGTGAAGTTTTAGTCCTTCACTCATGACTGTAAGTGTTCTGTCTGGGATCAATGGGATTAGCTCGACAGGAACTCCATTTACGCGGTGTATGTAAGCTCTAGCATTTCCCCAAAGCAGTGCATGGTTTAAGTGTTGCTGCTTGTAGATTAATGGTGACTGGTAAGCGTTTGGCCTATCCTTCAGAAGTTTATGCGAAGGATGGTTGAGTTGTACTGTCGTTGACCTGTTTTGTTTTCTGTAAAGGGAACATGGCAGCATCGAAAAGTTGTTACTGATCTTGCGAACTCCGTAGAAAAACGCTGCGCTAGTCAACGCTTTATTGACAGTCATTGCTGACTCGTCGCTACTCTTAAACATATCCCAAAACCAACGTAGTGGCTGCATCATATCAAAAACATGCTCCCCGTACTGCGTGTAGGTGCCAGTTGACAGACGCGAAACGCCATAACAATAGCGACTATCATGTCAATTTTATCATTGGAGTTTCCTTTGTCGAATCTCCATTTTCCATCTGCATCGGCCACGATGATTGCATTGCACGCCATCCACGACAAAACAGGATGACCATCATGCTTAATCAGTCCAATCTTTAGCAAGTGCAAGAACTCGCGTATTGGCTCGTTAAACATATAAGCCTTTTGAGCCATCGAAACAGCTTGAAATCCTTCCGATATAATCTCTTCCGCCAGTAACTTTGCGTTACTCGGATCGTATGCGGCTGTAGTTATCCCAAAATCTTCCATATCTCTCAGGATATCAGTACGCATTTTTATTAACGGTTGCTGGTGCGAATGCATCTTGTCGCCATAAATCCAGCTAGCAAAAGGTTCCGCTGTTAGGTCTCGCAATGTGTCAGACGCTATGTAAGCCTTTGCCTTTATCTCATATCGATAAACAGGAACGACTTTTTCGCCATCCTTTTCGTCGATGATCGTTTCTTCTCCAACCAAGAAGCGTGCACACGTGCCGAACGCAGCAAAATCGTCTCTAGCTCCAACGTCGATTCCTAATCCTATTGCGTCCGCTAGTTTCCAATCGGACAAAACGTCCTTGGCGGCGTCCCACGTATCTTTTTCGATAGCACGCTGCGAAGAACTTGTAATTCTCTGCATGTGCTTAGACAAAAATGTCTTCTTAAAACTCGGCTTGTTTTTTGCGTCTGTCGCTTGCTGTTGCAAGTAGTCTAAAGAAACCGAGATTCCTAGATTCGGATTTGCTTTTATCCAGCAATTTTCATCAAACGGATCGTCTTCGTCATCGATTGCAGCGATGAACACAAACTTAGATTCATCGACTACGCTACCAAGTGAGATCGACTTGCATAGTTGCAACGTCTCTAGCCAAATTTCGCTTTGATCGTCTCCGAATGTCGTGATCTCAATCTGCAGAGGTTGCGTTCTCGAAGCTGAACCCGTCACCATCGTGTCATAGTATTTCCGGTGCTGCTTGCGCCATGCGTGCAACTCGTCAAAGATTACATAGTGAGGGTTTGGCCCGTCCAAAGGCTTGTCGCTTGCTGTCGTGCAGCAAAAGGAGTTAGTTTCTGGCACAAAAAGCCTGTTTATATGGCTTTTTACCATGCCTTTTAGCGAGTCGTTCGAGGTTCTCATTCGAACAGCT